GCACATTGATTATTCAACAAACAAAGTACAGGATTTTGGACTTTCTCCGACAGGCGACACGCTTGTAAAGGAAGACATTTTAGGAAATCAAACACGCAATCACACCTTTATCCTGTACGCTACCTGTCAGTCGCTCAACGACTATGACCGACTTGTAAACAGCGGAATGTTGCTTGAACTGCAAATGTGGCTTGAACGGCACGCAGAGGGTGACATAGAAGTTGAAGTCGGCGACAACGTTTTATACGGTGAGCTTAAAAAACTTACTTGCTCAAATGGAATGCTTTATAGCATACCTGACGAAAACAACAACGGCGGTGTGCAGTACCAATTGCAAATCACCGCCCAATACACTATTGAAAATTGATTAAAAATTGAAAGTGAGGAATTATTATGGCAGCATCAACACCCGATATCGGTAAACTTAAGAGAAGTTACCTTTTACATTTTATTGACGCAAGCTTTGGCACAGGCGAAAGTCCAAAGTGGTATCTTATCGGCAAGGACATTGACGATATGTCGGTCGAGCTTAGTCCGGACACAAGCACAGTAAAGAACATTCTTGATGAAACCTCTGTAAATGACAATGGCTACGAGCCTACCCTTGACGCAGGTACATATTACGCAAACACAGGGGACAGTATTTATACAAAAATTAAGGACATTGCAATGAACCGCCTTACCGGTGACGACTGCAAAACGAAAATTCTTGAAGTGCTCATTGACAAGAAAACAGGCCCTTATGATGCTTGGATTGAGGACTGCATTGTTAAGCCGCAGTCATACGGCGGTGCGCAGGGCGGTGTTAATATCCCATTTAATGTAACATTTGACGGCAACAGAAAGCAGGGTACAGCGACTATTTCAGACAAAGTTCCGACATTTACCGAAACTGTATAAGGAGTGATTCTATGCAGAGTTTAAACTTTAAAACCACATTAAAAACATACGCAATCAATGGTGACGAAAATGCGGTAATCAAGATTAACACAACAGATTTCGGACTTATTGACAGACTGAAAAATCTTGTGGAACGCACAGGCAAAATCGCCGATAAATACAAAGCTATGTCCGAAGACAAACTTAATATTGATGTATTTATCGACTTTGACAAGGATATTCGCAAAGAGATTGACTATGTTCTCGGCGAGGGTGTAAGTCAAAGCGCTTTCGGCGATGTGAATTGCTTGTCTATCTGTGACGACGGCAGTATGATTTTTGAGAACTTCCTTAATTGTGTTGTTCCCGTTATTCTTGACGATGTTCAGACCGCTGTCGCAAATCGTTCAAAGCATATTGAGAAATACACAAATCAGGCAAAGAGGCTTACAAGGTGATAGGTTTACTTCCGACAAGCCTTGAAATAGACGGAGAGCAGTACGAGATTAATTCCGATTTTCGTATTGCTCTCTTGATTTTCGAGGCTTACGCAGATAAGGAACTAAGCGACTATGAAAAACTTGTTGTGTGTTTAAACTGCCTGTATAAAGAAATACCGCAGGATACCGAAGAGGCTATGAAAAAAGCCGTATGGTTTCTTGACGGCGGAGATGTGCCTAAATCTCGAAAAGCACCGATAAAAATACTTGATTGGGACTATGACGAAAGCATTATTTTCCCCGCGCTCAACAAGGTGGCAGGCTTTGAAACGAGGTCAAAGGATTATTTGCATTGGTGGACTTTTCTCGGCTATTTCAGCGAGGTAGGCGATGGCTTGCTCTCGCAGGTAATGAACATAAGAGGCAAGCATGCTAAGGGCAAAAAGCTTGAAAAATGGGAGCGTGATTTTTACAACGAGCATAAAGAACTTGTTGACATTAAGGAAAAGCTCTCTCCCGAACAGCAAGCAGAACTTGATGCCGAAGAGGATTTTATAAACAATCTTGTATAGGCACTTTATAAAATTATTGTTGACAATATACAAACTTTGTTATATTATGTAACAAAGGAGTGATTATCTTATGTCTTTTATATCTTGGTTTAGAATGCAACCAGTGCAAGTTGATGACGAATTAATTACAAGAGCAGAACTTGATAAAAGAGTATTAGAAAAGAATTTAGAAGATGCTAAGTTACTTGAAACCGATTTAGTTGAGGCGGGGTATTTTTTAGGTTGTTGTTCCGAATGTGCTAAACGAAGAGGCAGAGTGTTTAGTTTATCAGGTGAAGATAAACGATTTCCTAAATTTGAACGAGAATATGGTTGTACTTGCCAAGGTATTGGTTTTACTCCTATTTCTGATTTAGATTTAGAAGATGATTTCTTTAATGTAAGTACATTTATAAATAAGCCTGTTGATATTATACAATACAGCAATCGTCCATTTATTGATGATAGAACAGACAGTGAAAAGAAAATATATGAGATGTTTGTTAAAGAATGTGAGGCTAACGAATGGTACGAACCGTATGGTAAGAGGTTAGACGAACTAAAGAAAGAAGCTGAATTACAATACGATTGGATTTGTAAAAACTTGCCGGAATACGCACCTAAATCAAAATATGCTTTTTTTGATATGAAAGAAATTAATTCTGTTGAATTTCAAAAGATTTCTAAATTAGCAGAAGATAAAGGTAAAATAATATATTATACTAATGATGAACTTGCTGAATTAGAAATAATAAAGCCGATAAGAGCCAAATACTCAAAAATAATCGGTGAATGTATGCAGTTTAGATACGGATATAAATAGCAAAGCAGAACGCAACAAAAGCCACTCCAAAACGGGGTGGCTAAAATTTTATCAAATTATACAGCGTACATCTTCGGGTGTGCGCTGTTTTTATACCACAAAGGGGCTGCATTTTGCGCGCCCCTTTTACTTTTACAGAAAGGAGTGTGATTACATGGCGGTTGACGGTAGCTTGATTTTTAATACCAAAATCGACACAAGCGGTCTTAACAGCGATATTGCAAGAATCAATAAAGCTATTGAGGCGGCTCAAAAGAAAGCACAGTCAAGCACAAAGCGAACAGGTAAGACGGCTAAGGCACAAGCCAAACAGGCGGCAAGTGTAACCGAGCAAGGCAAAAAGCGTGAAACCTCGGCGGCAAAACGCAGTGCTGCACAAACGCAAAATTC